AGTTGCCTTTTTATTCAAATCACCAACCATATTATGAAGATGTTCCACACGCTTTTCTCTATGTTGCGTATTGGTGGACTGGGAATAAAGAAAAAAGTAAAGAGCATTGGGAAAAAGCATTGTCTTTTAATCCTAAAAATCCTAAGTATCTTAATGATGGCAAATTTTATAATATCCCGGCTAAACTAGATATCTACACCGAGAATATCAAGAACAATGTGAATTTCACTTTCGTAAAACGAGGTGATGGTGAGATTGCCTGTATGAATGGTGAGGTTGGGGCAAATTGTGATGGCCATGACTACTCTCCAGAATTAGGAGAAGCTCTAAAAAAATCATTTGAATTTTTGAAAGATAAGGCGGATATTGTTGAGTGGAATGACCAGAAAAATTACAATATCTTGCTTCACCGAACTGATAACGATTTGGTTAAGTTGAGTGAATTCTATAAAACGATTAAAGCCTCCACTCGTCAGAAATTCTTTATTGGACCAGAAAGACTCATTGGTGTGGCTGAACTTCTCGGAGCAACTTTTGTGGAAGTACCACTGGTAAACGCCTTTGATTATATTCAGGGCATGGATTTGGTTCCGCAGGATGGAGATATTTTTATCTTTAGTTGTGGTATGCCAGCTAAAGTTTTGATTGCTGCGACTCTCCGAGCTAACCAAAATGTCACCTGCATTGATGCCGGAAGTTCTTTTGACCCAATTTTTGTTGGAAAGACCCGCACTGAACAAGCCGAGATGGACGACTTGAAGAAACTTTATTTTGAAGACCACTATATTGACCCGGGCATTGAAGGGATGATGACTCCAGCGGAAATGGAATGGCTGTACCAGACTTCAAAAACAGTTGATTCATTCCTAGAGATTGGCAGTTTTAAGGGTAAAAGTACCCACGCCATCCTCTCTGGTGGAGCTAAAACCGTCTATGCTGTTGACCACTTTGTCGGTAGTTCTGACCCAATTGAAACTGGTAACAATGATACTTACGAAGCCTTTATTAAGAATGTCGGACATTTTGAAAATTTGAATGTCCGGAAGATGAGCAGTTTAGAAGCGGTGAAAGAATTTGAGGAAAAAAGCCTTGATGTGGTCTTCATTGATGGAGGTCACAGGATTCAGGAGATTACGGAAGATATTGTTGCTTGGCTTCCAAAAGCAAAGAAAATTCTTTGCGGGCATGATTATCACGATGCCAAAGCCGTCCGAATGGCGGTAGATATTTTGCTTGGTCCAGTTCAGGTTTGTGACCGGATTTGGTACAAAGTTCTGGATGGAACCGAGACCTTGGATGCGGAGAAAGCTCGCAGGTTGGCCCGCTACTTGGATATGGATTTAGTGGAAAAAATGTTTGCTTTACCACAGGAAAATCATCCAGAAAAACTCTATGTCCTTAAAGAAATCGGTGATTTTTCGGATAAGGTTATTTACGATTTGGGGTGTGGAAGAAATAAAACTTTGGACTCGGCTATCGGCGTTGATATCGAACCAGTTTCCGATTTAGTCGGGAGCATTGATGACCTCGGTATCGCTTCCGATTCGGTAGATATTATAATCTCTCGTCATTCTTTGGAGCATTTGTGGAGTACCGGAAAAGCTTTGAATGAATGGTATCGGATTCTAAAACCAACCGGCAAGATTATCTTCATTCTTCCAAACGATGAGACCATCAATACAATGGACCCGATGTTGAGTGCGGGAACACATCTTCAAGCTTTCACTCCGGTGGAATTTATGGCTGCCGTTCAAAAAACCAGAGGTCTCGTTATTGAAAAACTGGAAGAGGTTGTTCCGGATTGGAGTTTTGGTGGAGTAATCCGTAAAGTTCCTGTTCCAAAAATTTCTTTTGTGATTCCTACCCTCGGACGAGAAGAAGGTCTAAAACGCTGTGTTGATTCCATTGAGAGATTAAACTACCCAAAGAATATGGTGGAAGTTATCATCAAGCACGACAGTTTTGAAAATCGTGTTGGTGTACCAAAACTTCTCAAGCAAGGGGTAGAAGAATCGACCGGTGATTGGATAGTCTTTGCTTCCAATGACACTGAATTCACTCCTGACTCGATTAACGAAGCTTTGCAAGCTGGTGTAGAGGGATACGCCGCCTTTAATACAGGATTACTTTATCCAGATGAAGGAAACATTAACGAGCATTTCATGATTCGGAAAGACGTTATTGAAAAAATCGGAGAGATTTTTGACACCGAATTCTACCACTGTGGCTGTGATAACTTGCTTTGGGCGAAGATGAAAAAACTAGGGATTGCCAAGCGAGCCGAAAAAGCTATCGTCAATCACTACCACTTCTCTAAGACCGGCCAAATGGATAAAGTTTATGAATTAGCCTATTCTATGAAAGAAGCTGACCGAGAATTATTAGCCAAGAAATTAGCTGAATTATAATATGGAGTACGCAACAGGAGCAGAGAAATCAAAATACGACATTCGAACTTTTACCTATGTTCCGACCAAGGCGAATGTGTCCGGTGGTACAAAGTACCTTCCGGAGGATATTGAGAATCAACGGCGAGTGGGAATTTGTACCGCTATCTCGATGACTCAAAACGCCAGAAAGGCAACGGGTATAAAATTCAGTGCTGATTTTCAATATCTGATTCAAAAGAAGTATGTAGATTTGAACTGGACTGAAGGTTCATCGGCTTTCACAGCTTTGCGGGTAGCTCGGGGAGCAGAAGATAAAAATGGTAATTTTCTTTGGGGAGGATTGTTACCTAAAGAGAACTGGACTTTCACAACCGAAGCTGACCGCCTCCTTCCCTACAACGAATATATAAAAAAGCTGCAAGCCATTCCAGAAAGTGAGATTAAAAAGTTATTTGAGATTTCTAAGATTTACCGAATTGCCGGGTATGCCAAAGTTCCAATAGATAGAGATATGTTGGCCAATGCCATTGACGAATCAAAGGCGGGAATTATCGTTCGCTTCACAGTTGGAGCGGAATGGTGGACTCCACCGATTGAGCCATTGCAAGCTCCAAAGGTTGTTCTTAGTGGTCATTTAATCACTGTTTGTAATTATTCTGGTGGGTCGGAACGAGTGGCGAATACTTGGGGTCCAGAATGGGCTGATGGTGGAACGGCTTATTTCCTTCTGAAAGACTACAAGCCAACCGAGGCGTGGATTCCATATTACAGCGAATTACCGGCTCCAATTGAAGACCAAAAAAAGAAAAGGGCTACCATCATTGGTCAAATTATGGACTATCTTCAAAAGGTCATAGCTTTATTAGCTTTATTAAAATAACTTATAAAAGTATGTTGAAAAATATATTCTTGAGTTCACGAATGAAGTCACTTTATTGGAGGACAGGAATGATGATTCTTGCTCTCATTGTCGGTACTGTTGCCGAGAATGTCGATGTGTTTGCTCCATATATCAGTCCAGCCACAATTACGCTGATGGGATTGATTTTTGGTGAAATTTCTAAGGCCATAAACAACTCTTTGAGCGGAAAATAATTGATTTCGTTAAAAGAGGGTGTAGAATTAAGGTAGCGTTTATTAGATAACCGCCTAAAATCCAATGTCAGATTTCCCACAAATAAAAGTTAAGCACAACATAGGCAACACAATTGAAATTCCAAACCAATTGGATGTTAAAGTTGCTACTTATATGAGCAGCAATATCGCTGCGGGAGTTCTCGCTGTTCCAGTGGATAATGCCATTGATTTTACGGCGGGGTCTATCCTCCTTTTACTTTCATCAATCGGGTCGGAGAACTCGGAAATCGTTACTTCTGCTTCACATACTAACCAGTCATTTGTAACACTGGCGACTGTGATGGCTCACAATCGTGGCGAGGAAGTTAATGAAATTAAGTACGACCAAATTGTTATTTCCAAGAGTGCGACTATTGATGGTGTTTATGTCGTCTTGGCCACTCAAACATTCTTCACCACCCAGCAAAATACTATCGTCTATGATGCCACGGGTGCGGTGACTAGCTACTACAAAGTTCAGTGGAAAAATTCCATCACCGGATTGCTTTCTGATTATTCGGACCCGATTAGCGTTGACTCCTATCCAGAAAACTCTGTCGCCAATATCATCTACCCGGTCTTAAAAGCGATGGGAGTTTCGGAAAATGATACAAAAATTACCTCCGAATTCTGTTTGTCTGCTATTGATGATGCTCGGAAATATACCGCAGCTAAATTGTTTGGAATTCGCCACGCTTGGCAACAGCAATTTGAATATCCTCTCCGAGTCTTGGCGGGAACAAATTCCGTAGACTTGCCGGATGATATCGAATTTAATGAAACGGACCGGTCTTTGTTGGCTGTTCGTTTTATGCTTGATAATATCCTCACTCCGTACAATTTACGGTATATAGATAAGAGGTCTTGGAACCAAGTCTCTTTCTCTGTGATGGGTGGAATCAATCAGGCCGTAGCCGGCATCGGGGCAGTTTCAATTACTTTAGATAGTGTTGGAGATTTTCCAGACACGGCCTCTGGTGTGGCCTATGTCGCAACGACCGCTTACGACCAAACGATAATGCAGATTTCTTACACCAGTATAGATTTAACAACAAATCAGTTGCTTGGAGTAACTGGAATTACAAGGTCAATCCCTACGGGGACCCGGGTCTGGTCGAGACCAACCATTTCGCAGCCTATCTACTATACGGTGAATGAAAATAAATTGGTTTTTGACCGAGTGATTCCTGATTCAATGCAGGGGAATAATGTCTACATTGATTACTACAAAAAAATTGATGCTGTTGTTGACCTCTATCAATTGCTCCCAGAGAATTATAGAGAAATATATAAATGGTACTTACGATATGCGGTCAAGTATCGTAAAGATATTTCATTAGGAAGCGATGACCCAGACTTAAAGAAGTTCGAAGATTTGGTACAAGCCCTCTTTAACAATCTTTACACTGGTCAAGAAACCACAATCATTACAAGCTAAGCTTACAAATAAAAATGGCTTATCAAAATCCTTTAATTCCTACTGTTGATATCCAACAGCAGGAACAGCCAAAAAGCAACAGTTCCTACCAGTTAATTACTCTGGGAACTGTTATTGGCACTCCCCCAGCGGGAACAACTTATGCAAACATTTTCGCTTTGGAATGTTTGTTGCAAGACCTTAACGGGTCTGCTGTTTACCAAATGACCGGAACGGTTGCAAACCCTTCGTGGTCGACAATTGGTTCTGGTGCTGCTGGTGCTACCGGCTACACCGGTCCTACTGGCTACACCGGCCCTACCGTCACCGGTCCTACTGGATACACCGGCTATACCGGTCCTATCGGTCCTACTGGCTACACTGGTCCTTCCGGCGATGCTACTGATACCGGAGCAACTGGCTACACCGGCCCTATCGGTCCTACTGGCTACACCGGTCCGGATGGTGCAGCTTCTTCAACTGGTGCTACCGGTCCTACTGGTCCCGCTGGTGCTACTGGTCCTACTGGCTACACTGGTCCTTCCGGTGCAGATTCCACTGTGACTGGCCCTTCTGGTGCAGACGGTGCTGATGGTGCAACCGGTCCTACTGGCTACACCGGCTATACCGGTCCTATCGGTCCTACTGGCTACACCGGCTACACCGGTCCCGGGAACGGCTACAACGCTGGCCCTACTGGCCCAGTTCAGACCATCACAATTGTGGACGGTCTGGTGACAAATATCACTACTTAGTCTTTCTCCCCTGCCCATTTAACCTATTGTGGGCAGGGATAGTAAGATTAAAACCATGTCAGAAACAATAAAAAATTTTAAAATCCCATATCCAACCGAAGGAGTGATTCGCTCGGCTCAATTAGACGATAATATCTGTCCAGAAAATTCTGTTCAGTTGGCTATAAATATGAATTTCGACCGAGTAGGAGCTTTAGCTACTCGTCCCGGGATGGCTACTTATGCCACTTCCCGAGCAGGGAGCATCACTTCGTTCGGGACTCTATCAATTCAAGGAGGTATAAAAAGATTGTTTTCTCAAGTCGGAGTAGATATTGCGGTCTATGCGACAGGGACTTGGACTTCGGTCAGAACCTGTTCGGTCACTACCAAAGCTCGGTTTAGCCAATGGTTGAATCATCTTTATATGGTGAATGGCACAGATGCCCTCCAGTGTTCAGATGGTGGAAACTTTGCGGCGACTGCTGGTTTTGTACCAGCTACGACTATGCCGGTGGGTAATTTTATTCAAGCTGGTTTCGATGGACGAATTTGGATTGCCAGCCAGCCGAATGATGCTCTCTATTATTCTGACATCGTGCAGTTCACCCCTCCATCTACTTATTCGATTACCTACACCGCAACCAACTTCATTAAAAATCTTTCTCCTCAAGACGGTGAATCAATCACTGGTCTCTTCAGAGTTCCGAGGGCGTTGCTGGTCTTCAAACAGAATCATATCTTCCGTGTTTACAGTGCCACCAATGTTGACCCGTACCCCGCCTACAATGTTGGAACTTATTCACAGGAATCAATTGTTCAAACTAAAGACGGACTGTATTTCCATCACTCTTCCGGTTTCTACAAATTCGCTTACGATACACAGCCAACAGAAATCTCTCGCCGAGTAATTGATTTTGTCAAAGCCATTCCACGGTCTTCTTATGAAAGTATCGTTGGAGTTTATGACGGATACGATGCGGTGAAATGGTCTGTCGGTTCGCTGACGGTTGATGGAGTGACCTACGCTAATTGCCAAATGAGGTATTCTATCTCTACCCAAGTGTGGACGGTTTACGATTTTTCCAACATCAATATCACCGCATTGATTCGTTTTGATGACGGTAACACGATTGAACAGGTAGCTGGAACATCAACAGGGGTTGTTGCAAAATTAGATTCCGGATATACCGACCTCGGTGGGAAGATTTATTACGAAATGATTGACCGTGAGAGAGCTTTCACTGATTTAACATGTCTTTCAAAAAATGTGACAGGAATTGCGGTCATTGCCGAAAATGCCGGTGGAGCTGAATTACAATACCAAGGTGATGGAGCTGGTACAAATCAATGGGAGGATTTGGGGACGCTGGGTAAAGATTTAGTTTCTCTCTTTCCGAATGTGGAAACCGAAGATTTTAACGAAATAATCTTACGGATTAAGGGCTACTCTAGCGGGCCATCAATCATCTTTAAGGGGATTGAACTTTTAACTGTTCAGAGCAAAGGTCTGGACCAGAATTAAAAAATGAAATTATCTGAATTATTATTAAACAGATTCCTATATCGTGATTCAAGCCAGAGTTCGGAAACTCAAGATTCTTCGGTGGTGTCTATGGATGCTTCCGGAGCGAGTGCCCCCGGAGTTGCGTCTGGAAATGCTGCGACAGATATTAACACTGGTTCGGTTCCGGTAAATACCACCCAACTTGATGGAGAAATTCCCGCTGAATTGATGGATATTGCTGATTTGGGGTGGACCCAGACATCAACTTTTTCGGTCACGGACCTCAATACTGTCTCGTGGGGGGCTGGAACTTTTACTTCTGCCAAGGGAACTTCTTATAGTATCTTGGCTGGGAACACGGGGAACATGGCTGCCAAGACCTATGTATATTTGGATGTGAATGTTTCCACGACCGCCTATCAAATTACTACTTCCCAAACAGCGGTGCTTGGACCCGGGAAAGTTTTAGTGGCTGTCTGCCAAAATGGAACATCGGCAGCGACTTACATTTTAGTTCAAGCCACACAAATTGTCGCTGACAACATGATTGTGAACACTCTGTCGGCTATCTCGGCCGACTTGGGAACGATTATTGCCGGTCTCGTTACTGGAGCGGTGATTCAAACCGCTTCTTCTGGTCTTCGATTGATTATGTCCGGACCAAATAATTCTTATGAGTTTCGGTCAGGGTCAACTCTTCTCGCTGAACTAAAAGCAATGGCCGTACCGGGAGGAGGTGGAGCAGCTGGATTTGTTTTGCAACACGGAACACAGAATTGTGGAGTGTCAGTTTACGGACAAGAAATCGGTGCGGGGAGTAGGTTCGTCAGTATTTTTACTGATGCCGGAACTTATTATTTTGATGTTGTTGACCCTGATTTCGCTGCTGGCTATGTTGATTCCAATATGGATATCACTACTTCCGGAGCTCTTTCAGCCAGTAATTTCTCTGGTGATAGTTCTGGGTCAAATACTGGAGACCAAGACCTTAGTGGGTTTGCAACTTTGACCGGAGACAACCTTTTTGAAGGAGCCAATACTTTTGATGGGTCTAACGAATTTACCAATTACAATCTATTTTCTTTCGGGAACGAATTTACCGGTGACAATCTTTTTTCTGGAGTTAATACATTCAGTGATGAAACCGATGGGAACTATTTCAACTGGATTAAGGCGACCGGCACAGCTCCTCAAATCGGTCTTTCTACCGATAGATTTTATGTCTATGGGAACACTGTTCGGTACACTACTTTGATAAATGATTCTGATGAAAAATTAAAAAAGAACATGTCTTCAATCGTATATGGTCTTAAAGAAATTGAAAGCATTTCTCCAATCAAATACGAATACAAGCAGGAAGACATCCCGGGAGCCCACTTAGGATTCACCGCTCAAGATATTGAAAAATCTATGCCCGAGTTGGTGTCTGAAGATGAAGGAAATAAATGTTTAGCAACAATCGAATTGATTCCCGTACTTGTTCGAGCCGTCCAAGAGTTGAGTGAAAAGATAAAAAATCTTGAATCTAAGTTGCCTAAGTAAAACTTTAATCATATAATTATATTACCATTATGTATCCACAAACAAATCTACAACCGGGACAGTCTGGTCCTGAAGTAAAAAAACTTCAAGAATTTTTGATTTCGCAAGGATACGCTATTCCCTCCGGTCCGACCAGTTATTTCGGAAACGAAACGAAGGCCGCTCTAACGAGCTGGCAGAAAGAACAAGGGGTGGATGCTGGTGGTAGTTTTGGATATTGGGGACCGAAATCTCAATCGGTTGCTTCGGGAGCTGGTGCTTCCAGCATGTCCGGAACGGGGCAAGTGACTCAAGCTGACATTGACCGTTTGACCGAAGAAGTTCTGGCAGAAACAAAAAACAATTCCATCACCTCGGCTCTTTTGGCCAAAGGAAATACCGCTGAAGATTTGCTCTATGCGACCACCACTGGTGACTTGAGTAAGTTGACTGATTTCACTGGACAGCCATTTAGCCTTCAAGACCAACAGACAGCAATGGCCGAAGCCGAAAAAGACCTCGAAGGGTTCTACAAAGCCGAAGCCGAAAAAGATAAAGCTGATACGGAAGAAGCGATTAAGGGAAAACAACGAGCTTTCCAAGACTACCTGATTACTTCCGGAGAGAATTTTGCCGAGGATAAAACTGCTGCCGACCAAACTTCCGCCAATCAAGGTGTACTATTTTCCGGGAGCCGAGTTCAGAAAGAACAAGATTTGAAGACAAAATATGAAAGAGATTTGGCCTCCAAACGAGCGGGAGTTGCTTCCGAAATTGGAACAACTGCTCGAGATTTCCAATACAAATATGGGGGAGATGCCGCCTCCAGCCTTTCTGATTATTATAAATTGGGAGACAATACTTACAATCCAAAAGTAGCCACAGGTGGAGTGACCTCCGGTGGTTTATCTAGTATCTACACTCCGGGCCAATACGATTTCCAAGGAACTAAATTAGCTGAAAAGAAATCAGCGGCTGCAAAACGAGCAGCAGGATTGCTGGCTAATCGTGGGAATAAACTTTTATCAACAAGCTACGCTAATCAACTTTAATAATATGGCTAAACTCACAGACTTATACAAAGGGACCGGAACTACACCCTTCAATATGACAAGAAGTCTCCCCAATCAGGGAGGGCTGTATTCTTTAATGGGGACAGCAAATACTACTCCCGCAACTATGTTCCGGCCTCCAGTTGCTCAAGCTCCTGCCCAGTTCACTCCACCACCGGTTGCTGCTCCAGCGGTGACACCATCGGCTCCACTTTTTTCTCCAGAACGACCAGCTGTTGCTCCGAATGAAACTGCTCCCGAGTCGGCGACTTTGAATGTTCCACAGAATTTCATCAATCCTACGACCGGACAACTTTATACCGCAAAAGAAATTGTGGCGAACATGGCGAAGAAAATTCCCCTCACAAATTCCGACCTCGGTAAATATGCCGGTGATGCCATTATGGCTCCCGACCAAACTGTTGCTGATATGAAAGGTACGGCTCGTGATTTGAATAATGCCCGGAATGACCTGTCTGTCGGAGCAACTGACCCTTATAAAGTTGGAAAAGATTCAGGGATTGATTACTCTCCCGCTCAACTTTCAGCGATTGAAAAAGCTTACGCTGGAATTTACGACCCAGCCCTGAATGATGTTTTCACTCGTATAGATGAAAAGGAAAAGAAAGATGCTTCTGAACTCGCACAAAAAATTGCCGAACAAAAAGCTTTGACTGACCACAAGAATACTTTAGCTGAACTTGCCGTTAAACACGGCTATGATTTGGAATTAAAAAGAACTCCAAGCGGAACGGATATGGGTGCTGGTGGTAGTGGCCTTTATGTTCCCGGAGCCAACCCAGCGGTAGATGCTTGGGCCCAAAGAATTTTTGATGGAAGTGCCAAAATTACAGATATTCCTGCTTCTCAAAAAGGTATGCGTGACGCTGTGGTGGTTGCTCTGCAAGCCAGTGGAAATACTCTGGCCGGGAAACCAACCGTGACTGAACTTGGAAAACAAGCGGCTCTCGGTGCAAAAGAATTGATGAGGAAATATAAAGCCGGTGAGGGAACTTCGGCCGTAGGTTCAAGCCGTATCTTTGGAGGGTCAATTGCCATTCCCGGTACTGATAAAGCAGACTTTGTTATTGATTTCCAAAACCTCAAAGACATGCTATCTCTTGAGGGTGTTAAATACTTGAAAGGACAAGGAGCGGTCTCCGATGCCGAACGAGCTCTGTTGGCAAATGCTATTACTAAATTGAATCTCTCTCAATCAGAGACTGATTTCCAGACTACTCTTCAGGGAATTATTGACCGCTTGAGTGGCGATACCGCCGGCGTTCTCCGTTCTCCAGATGGCACACAGGAAGTTGATATTGCTTCTCTAACTCCAGAGGAATTACAAGAGGCTCAAAATGAAGGATGGAAATAACCAATAAAAAATATGGCATTATCATTCCAAAATAAAATTAGGCAAGTCGGTACTCCGACTGTGGCTCCAACAACTACTCCGGCTAGTGGTGTATCATTTGCTTCGAAAATCAGACCGGTCGCAGCCCCAGCCCCCGAACAAGAAAAAAAAGGAAGTATGTTGGGAGCGATGGCAAAAGGTTTAGTCTCCGCTCCAGCCACACTGTTGGCCAGACCATTTCAAGCGGCCACAGCGGTTGCAGCTCTGCCTTTTGGTGGTGTCTCCAATGAACAGATAAATGAATTTACAAAAAATATACCGATTGTCGGAGATATTGTTGCCCCGATTGGAAAAACGACTGGCGAAGAATTAAAGAAAAATGTCGGCCGGGGTCTTCAGACTGTCGCTCTAGGAGTAGGAAGTGCCCCTCTCGCAGCCGGTGCAGCGTTCGGAGC